GTAAAAGTAGATCAAATACAAAACTCAGATGGTACAGTAGAATATTTGAATGCAGGTTCAATAAAGAATGCATCTCTTCATTCTTCTGTCACAGGAGGTTCTGGTATCAACGCATTAGGTACAGTTGCTAGTGGAACATTTAATGGAACTTTAGGTTCATCTGCAACTTTTCCTGCTGGTCATGTTATTCAAATATCCGAAGGTGTCACTACGGCACAAGATAATGTAACGAATGGTAATTTGTCTTTTTTGCAACATTCGATAACCAGAACAAACAATGCAAATAAAATTTTTATTTCTGGTATATGTACTTGGCAAGGTAATAATCCAAATGGAAATTTTCAATTGAGAAGGTCTTATGATAATTCTACCTACACCCAAATATCAATTATTACAGCGGCGGATGAAAAAGCACAAGGTAATGAATATAATGTAGGATCAACACCTTTTTCGTTTTTGGATACACCATCAAGTTCTTATTCACAAGTTTATTATGAAATTTTTTGGTATCATAAAGTACAAAATGGTGGAACAATGTATAGAAACAGACCGCATACAATAGATTCAGGTCAAACAGTTGGTGTAGCGCCAGGATATTCTGCCGCCGATGGTTTGAGAACTTCATTAACTTTGATGGAAGTGGTGGCATGAATCAAGAACAATCATTAATAAAGGCACTATTAGAGTTAAGTAATAATAAAGGTTCTTTCTCCATTTTGAATAGTGCTAACAATCATATACGATGGAATTCAACAGACATAACTAGACCTACTGATGAAGAAATTTCTAATAAAGTCAATGAAATAGTTAATGCAGAACCAATGCGTTTACTAAGAGAAGAAAGAAATCGCAGAATAGCAGAAACAGATTGGAGATTTCGTTCAGACTTAACACCAAGTCAAGAATGGATTGAATATAGTCAAGCATTGCGTGATCTACCATCAATTGCATCACCAGAATTAGATGATAATGGTCAACTCTCAAATGTAACATGGCCAACGAAACCAGAGTAATATGTCAAGCAAGATCATAGTAGACACGATAGAAAAAAAGACAGGAGATGATGTTACATTAGTCGGTAATCTTGATGTACCTACTTCTTATAAAATTACAGGTACAGATGCAGATAGTATACAAGCACCTGGATTGATTACAAGTGCAGGTTCAGGATTAAATACAAGTTTAAATACTGCATTGAATAGTGCGACATTAGGAACTGGAACTACTTTTCCTGCTGGTCATATAATACAAACAACAACACCAACAATTATAACTGGTAGTGGTGCATATACGTCCGAAAGAACACGACTTGGTTCTCTTGATATTTGGTATCATGATGCCACAAAAATAACTAATTCTATTACAAAACAGCAAGGAACAAGTTCGTTTTTATTAGTTCATTATAATGTCACCAGGCGTTATATTGGAGATTCAGGTGCCCATAGTCATGTAATTTTTATCGATGCCAATACCTATATTGCAAATAATGATGATTTTAACAGAGTTTCAGGCTCACAGTCTAGAATGATAAGTGGTTCTGCACCTTTTTTAAACTTGGCGGCAGGTTCTTATACCTTCACTAATGCACTTGCACGAGCCACTGATCACAATATGTCATATCAAATGAACGCTAGAAGTGCAACTGACGGAGTTGCAGATAGTCTTTGTTCAAGTTGGATGTATATACAAGAAATAGCAGGGTAACATGGGAACACTACAAGTATCAGGACAGAATATTTTAACAGTGACAGGTAGCCCTGCAACTGCAACATTGAATGAGAATGTCAATATAAATGATACGTTAGCCGGTGCAACTTTTCCTGCTGGCCATGTCATTCAATGGGTAAATGCAACAGGCAACGAAGATCCTATTTCTGGTCAAAAATCTAGTTATGTAACAACGAATGTAACTGGTTCCATTACACCAAAATTCACATCAAGTAAAATATATGTTCACGCAGTATTCAGTTATGGTCTGTTTGCGACTAGCAGTGCTGGTCAGACATTATACTCTAACATTTATCGTTCTGGTAGTTCTGTAACAGATGAATACATAGACCAAGACGGATATGATATGTATTTTGAAGCAGGACCAAGAACCTCTAATGCTCAAAATGTATCAAGACGTCCAATAGATTGGTATGACACTCCTGGGCATTCTAACACAACTGATGCAATCACATATACAGTTTATATTAAAGGTGGTATGGGCACTGGCGGTTTTGTACAAATTCATAAAGATCATGGTAAATGGCAAATGCAATTAGTGGAAATAGCACAATGATTGATATACTTGACGCTATTAATGCAATCAAACCAGATGTTGAATGCATGGTATATAATTCTTATAATCGTGATAAATTTTTTGTTATTTGGGAAAATGATAATGAAGCCATTGCCAGAGAAGATATTATAAAAAAATACGATGAATTAGTATTAAATAGACCAATGCGACTATTACGAGAAGAAAGAAACCGCAGATTGCAAGAAACGGATTGGTGGGTATTACCTGACAGAACTGCATCACAAGAACAAACAGATTATAGACAAGCCTTACGAGATTTACCATCAACCTCATCACCAGAATTAGATGAGAATGGTCAACTCTCAAATGTAACATGGCCAAACAAACCGGAGTGACATGGCAGACTTTCAACTTTCAGGAAACACAGTATTATCAGAGAGTGGAGGTACTATCTCATGGGGCGCTGGTGCTCCTGCTGGAATGCCAATACAAATTGTAACAAATCATATAATAACTCTTCATACTTACACTAATATTCAAGATATTGATTCTTATCCTAATAATCCTGAAAATTGGACTGCAACTGCGGTTACTGGTAGTATTACTCCACATTTTTCAAATTCAAGAATATTAGTAGAAATGTTTAGTTCTTGGGGTAGTCCAAAAGATGCGAATCATGTAAGTCAAGCCGTAAAAAGACAAGTTAGTGGGTCAAGTGCGGTAAGTTTAGAACGAACTACAGGAACTACTGTACCTGGTTCGACAGGAATAATGGGCGCTCAATTAGTTCAGACTCATATGAATAATCATGGTCAATATCAACTTTGGCCAAGTATTGTTGTCGTAGAAGACACACCAAATTCTAATGGTTTATCCGTTACATATACACTAATGGTAGGTGCTTATAATAATATTATAGATTTGTATCTCAATAGGACGCAGGCACATAGAAATACTGCGGATGGATATGACCCTGTAGCAACAAGCACAGTAAAATTAACAGAGATATCGGTATGAGCAGAGCAAGAGCATTAGCAGATATAGTTGCAGGAACGATAGACAAAACCGCAGGATCACCTGTAGACACTCAAAGTGTGACTGCAGGAACGAGTGATGTGAGAGCAAGACCAAAAGTTTCAACATCTCTTACAATAGCGGGAACATACAATGCTCTTGAAGCAATAGATACTGATAGTGGCATTATAAATATTACAGGATCAGGTATACTTAACGTAATAAGTTTGGATTAAAATGACAAGTGCATTTAAATTAGACAGTATCGATATCATAACAAACGATAGTTCAACTCAAGCATGGGGTGCATCTGTCTCTGGGTTAGGATATACATTTCATAAAAGAACAGTTTACTCTGCAAGTGGATCACATACTTGGACAAAAGCAACAGGTACCACCGCAGTAATGGTATATGTCACTGGTGCAGGTGGTGGAGGAGGTGGAGGTTCCAATTCCGTTAATACTGGTGGTGGAGGACATGCTGGAGGCACCGCCGTAAAATTTATAACTGCTACCACAAACGATTCAACTCCAACATCATTTTTAAATACAACTACCGTTGCAGTCACAGTTGGAGCAAAAGGTACAGGAGGAGGTAATAATACGGCAGGAACCAATGGCGGTTCATCTTCATATGGTTCATTTTGTTCAGCAACAGGAGGTTCTGGAGGATACAATTCCGATAGTGCATATAGTGACAATCCTGATTCAGGTATAGGTACTGGAGGTGATATAAATTTAAAGGGTGGAAATGGAGGACAACCACATGCAAATAATACTTCCGATTCTGGTGGTGGAGGAGTAGGAGGTTCTTCATATTGGGGAGGTGGAGGTTTGGCCGCAGATGATTGGATGGGCACACCATCAAAACCTGGTCAAGCACCTGGTTCTGGAGGAGGAGGTGGATGTCATACAAATCGTGGAGGATCGGACGGTGCTGACGGTTATGTTGTTGTCGATGAGTATAAAGGAGGTTGATGGAATACGCATTAGTAGATAAAAATAATAAAGTAGTTCAAAAAGTTTTAAACGGTGATCATCGTTTTCCTGTTCACTCTGATTTAAAATGGATCAGATGTAATTCTGAAGTAGACTCAGGATGGTCTTTTTATGAAGATACAAATGCATTCTCAAAACCAACTCCTCAAGGTGATCCAATGGAAGTATTGAGAAGTCAAAGAAACTCAAAATTAAGTAGAAGTGATTGGAGAATGCATTCAGACTATCCAAATGATGATCAAGAAGAATGGAAAACATATCGTCAAGCATTGAGAGATATGACAATTCAAACACCAAGATGGAATGATGACGGAATACTTGTAGGTATTGAATGGCCTACAGACCCAGACGGAAATAAATAAATGCCATTTATAGGAAACACAACTGGTACAGAAATGATGGAGCACCGAATCTCTCATACGGGAGATGGTACCAGAACTGTATTCACTGTAAACTATACTGATGATTCTGTTTCTGTATATCTCAATGGTGTGAAGATGCTACATGATACAGATTACACGACAAACGCAACAGGCACAAACATTACTTTCACACAAGCACCTGCAAATGGTGATGTGGTAGACCTTGTAGGTTTAAATTTTATTACAGATCTTGCTCGAAGCAGTTATCTACGAGAAACATTTACTGCAACTGCAAGTCAACAACATTTTACTTTGAATACAAATATAGATGGAACAACGAGACTCAATGTGCATTTGAATGGTTATAGATTGAGTGAGGTTGACTACACTATCACTCCTGCAAACAATACAATATCTTTTACTGCAGGAAGAACACTTAATGATGTAGTTGCCGTGGATATTATTAGCCCTGGATTTCGTTCTAGTATGCATAATGCAAAGGGTGAATCAGCAGAACACCCAATGTTTCTTACACCCTCCACACTCAATACAGATGTCACTATTGCCACAGACAAAAATGGAGTTCTCGTTGGACCAGTTACAGTAGATGCTAACATAACAATCAACGGAACTTTAACAATAGTATGACATGGCCAAACTTCAAATAAACAACGTAGATGTAATAACTGAAACTGGAGGTGTCGCAACTGTTGCCAGTGCGACTAAATTTCCTGCTGGTCATATAATTCAATGTAAACAATTCGTAACTACTACTGAATATGCGTTAACAACTACAATGGCCTATTCTGGATTAGGAGATAGTATAACAATAACATCTGGTAATAAGATAAAACTTTCTGGTATGATTAATCTACGAACATATGGTAATGCAGGTAATTCATGGTTAACCGCAGATGTTGAAATACACAGGTCTACTGATGGTACAAATTTTTCAGCAATGACTTTTGGTGGAGGTTCAGTTACAAGATATTCTGGTCATTATAGGGACCATTATGCTGATTCACCTGACCATGTATATCATGAATCATCTTCACCAATTCTTTATCTTGATGAAAATCCAGGTGGAACCACTGTTCATTATAGAGTTTTTTTAAAAAAAGGACCTGATAGTGGTTCTGGAACTTATTCTGTATGGATGAATCCAGATTCTAACCGACCATCTATATTAATGTTGGAAGAAATAGCAGGGTAAACTATGAGTACAATATTCGTAGATAACATAAAGACAGTATCAGGTACAGACACATTCAAAGATGGACAGTTTGGAGGAACTGTAAATAGTTCTGCAACTTTATCTTCAGGATTAACATTTGCAGGTACGACTACAGGTGTGACTACACCTTCTACTTTAGGTGCACCTACAGGAACAACTGCACAACGACCATCTTCCCCATCTCTAGGACATATTAGATATAATTCAGACTTCAATAAATTTGAACATTACAATGGTATTGGTTGGTTGAATGAAAGTAATTCTTACAATCCAGAGCAAGGTGGATTAGTATTTGAAGTTGATGCAAAACATCCAGACAGTTTTAATAGCACTCATGATACAGGATCTATGACTGTTTGGAAGAATTTAAGAGGTAGTCATTGGAGAGCAATTTCTGAATCTGGACCACCAGCATTTAATTCTTCTGGTAGGTACTTTGATTTTCCTAATGCGGCCGATAGGTTTACGATTAGAGATGACACTAGCGAACATTTTATTGATGATTATCCATTTTCTGTTGTTATTTGGGCATGGTCAGACCCTTGGTATGGTTCTGGTTTTGATGAACTTTTTAATATGTCTATCAATGGTACGAGAGTAAGTGTTGGAGTTTCTGATAATTGGACCTCTGGTGGAGAACCAATGATAATGTATGGCGGTGCAGGTCATTGGGGTGCTGGATATAATTCAACTTACTTCACAGGTGGTGTTTGGCATTGTTATGTTTGGATTGTTCATGCATCAAATAGTTCAGACACAAAATTTTATTTGGACAATGCTAATTATACTCTGACAAATAGAGGCGGAGCCCATGGAGGCACTGCTGGTTGGAGAATAGGAAATAATACTGCTGGTTCAGAGGGTTGGCCTGGCAGAATAGCATATGTCGCAATGTATAATTGCACATTATCTGCAACTCAAGTCTCTAATATTTACAATGCAATGTCACCAATGTACGCATAAGGATTAACATGCCAGGATCAATATTATATGTAGATACGATAGAAAATAAAACAAGTGGGTCTCCTGTGATGCTAGGCAATTCAGCAGATCAAACACTCAATGCATTAACAGTAGATGCAGGAAAGAATGGATTAATCGTAGGACCAGTGACAGTTTCATCAGTCACATGCAATGGTAATCTACAATGTGTAGGCAATCTTTCTTTCACAACAACATTAACAATTGGAACAAATGGTTCTTTAAATGTGATATAATATGGCAGACATAATCATAGATGGTACGACTGTAATAAACAAGACTGGTGATGCGATTACACAAACATTTCCAGGACCTAATCATGCATTCACGGTTAAAGCAATTAATCAAGCAATAAGTGGAGCGACAAATAGTACAAAAGATAATGCAACAAGCGACCAATTAGCAATATACAATGGTTCTACAAAACTCTGGGGTATTAATGAAAGTGGTTTTGTTCTGAATCCAAATATACCTTGTTTTGCGGCAACTTGGAAATATGTCGACCTTACTGTAAATGACGAATTTTTGAATAGTGACGGTAGCAAAGATGGTTGGATTTCTCGCTATAATCCACAAAATGATTTTGATATAGTTGAAGGCATTTACACTGCACCAATATCAGGATCATATTATTTTCATTTTCATGATAATGTTTATCGGGCCAGCGGTGGTGCCGGATATTTTGATTGGTTTAAAAATAATGTACACATTAATTACTCCAGAATTTATAGTTATATAACAAGTGGACAGTGGGAGAATTTTAGTGGAAATTTATTGTGTTCATTATCGGCTGGAGATACAATTAGACTTCGAGCCTATAATACCATTAAACTTGACGGAAATACTTATGGTTTATTTACTGGTTTTTTATTAGGATAATAAAATGAATTACACAATTGAATTGACAAAGACGGAAGACATGGCACTATCATATGCCGCCGCATCTCAACAAGATTGGATTGACAATGTTGTACATAACAGATGCAGAATTGCAATAGATGATATTGTACAGATTGCAGTTCAAAAATTTATCGAAGCAGGAGAGAACATGCCTGGAGATAAGGATCAGATCGTAGAGATAGCATTTGAAAGAGGTTGGGTAAAGACAGGCAAACAAATAAACGAGGAAAGAGACAATGGCTAATCTAGTCATGGATGGAGTAACATTAGCAAGTAAGTCAGGTAGCACAGTTACATTTAAAAACACGACAATGGATGCCGCCTCAATTACATATCCTTCAGGATGTCATATTCAATCGACAATGAATGCATATCCTGGAACTTCTGCTGATGGCACAAATAATTACAATAAAAATAGTGACCCAAGAACTTCAATCAATGGATTATCGAGTGGTACTTGGCATCAAATGGGAACTAGACATAAAATAACCCCACTAAAAGCAAATAGTAAAATTCTTGTTCAATGTCAAATACAATCGTATGTTGCATCTGGTAGTAATTTGTTTATGACATATTTTTATAAAGTGACTTCAAGTGGAACATATACAAATGTTGCACCAGAAATTTCGCAACAATTTGGTGGCAATTCTTCTCCTACTAAATTAGTAGAACAGTCGGCCGCCAATTCATGGCAACCAACTCATTTGTCAGTTGTACATACTCCATCATATACAGTAGGCCAGGAAGTTTATTATGCATTATATTATATGTCTTCAGCCGGTCATGATGCCTACACACATGGAAATTTTGATTTAATGACAACGATTCTTTTAACTGAACTGGCGCAATAAATAATTAGAAACAATAGAGAGATAAAATGCCAACATTATCTTTAGGCGGACAGACATTAGC